TTGTTTGGTCTTAATATTTTTAAACCTACATTTAAAATTTCTTCATACTTTTGTTTTGCAGCTGGTGTTTTCTTACTGTCTATTTCTTTTTTAATTCTTTGTCTAAAATATACTTCAAAATTATTTGATAACTTTGATGTATTTGTAATCGCTGTGCCTTGTCTTATGTAAGTATTGAAAAATGTTTTTAATTGAATTCCAAGTGATAAAGGACCTTTGTCTTTCTTAATCAAATCAATAAACGCACCCGCTTTATAAGCAGAACCCTCTGCCATTCTAATAATGTTGTCAAATGCCTTTTCTTCAGAATCATCAAACGCAACGCCTGTTTGTTTATAGTTTGCGTCATCAAAGAATACATTTTTGTTTTTCTTTAATGAACTTACACTTGCACCAAAAGATGCTTTTAATGATGCAATCTTATTACCTGAATATGATGTGTGAAATATAATACCAACTTTTGCTTTATTGATATTATCGTATAATGAACTACCAAAGAATCCTGACTTAACAACAGGTACTGCATATGTTATTGTATTAGGTGTAAAGACAATCGACTTTGTACCATCTATTGTAGCAGTCTTTTTATCACCACTAGTAAATAGTAAATCGCCTTGTATTATTCCTTTGATGCCTAGAGAAGGTAAATGTTTAAGACACTCTTTAAGTTTGTCTGCTAACGCACCACCATGATTTCTAGATATATCTGAATTAGTGTAATTGATTTTAGGAGTTTTGTTGAAAAGAGATTTAGTGGCTACAAAGAACTTACCATTCTCTGGATTGATACCACAGAATACAGCAGGTGCACCATCCCATTTGACAGATACGGTAGACCCTTTTTTGCCTTGTAACATCTTTTTGATAGACTTTAGAAATTCAATTGCGGTCTTAGCACCCTTAGTTCCATTATTAATTATCTCGTCTTCCAGATGTTCAAGATGTGTATTCTTATCTTCTACAAGATAATCTTGAAATTTCTGCATTTAACACTCTTTCCATTAGTATATTATATACTTATTATTTATAATAGTCAAGCATTCTTATGATATCTTTAAGAAAGGTCCTGCTGTAGCATATTGTTTTTTAGCACCATAATACAAGACATTTAAAAATTCACTAAGTTTTTTCTTTCTATCTAATTGATATAGTATATTTATCCATTGAAAGCATTGTAATTTAGATGATAGTTGAGAGGCTGTTCTGTTATTAGATACTTCAAATCCTCTTGCTCTTTTAAATGATGTTTCCCACTTTACTTTACCAAAATTAGTTACCATACCTGCAATACGATATCCACTTAACTTTTTTTGTTCAGCAATATATTCATTTATAGTTGATGTTGTAAATGCCCCAACTTTTGGTATGTCCGTACCCATTCTTCTTTTTAGATTGTTTTTTGCCAGATATGGGTCTATTGCTTCTCTTGATGATACTTTACCAAGTTTTGCAGCTGCACCACTGCCTGTCATATCCATTTGTGTTGATTCTCTAACACCACCAGAAAATGCTCTAATCTGAACATTAACTAAAGAAGTATCAACTTTAATTTGAAATGCTAGTTCGCCAGTATTGAACTCACCTTTATTATTTAAATCTAAATCACACCTTAAACTATTTTTTACCATTTCAATTTTTTCTACTTTATTGCCTTTAACATTTGTCTCCTCTAACTTAACACTTTTACCTAGTTTTTTTAAAGATACACCTATAAGATTTCTACTTATAAATTCACTTCTCATAAATTCATTTAAAGAATCTAATTTTGCTTCTTTAGAGCCAGACATATCACCAATAGATTTTATTTTATTTTGTATTTTATTTTTTTGTGATTTTTTAACAATGTAAATGTCAGCAGGATTCCAGCTATCTTTTGTTCTCACGCCACATTTTTGAATAGCAATAGTTTCAACAAAAGGCATGATACCCTCATCTCTAGAATATTCATAGCCCGATTTACCTTTTAGAAATCTTTTTAATGCTTCTGCTTGCATTTGAAAAGTTTGAGCCCAACCATCATCATATTTGGGATAAATTTTTTCTATAGCATTACCAGATGGCATTTTACCTTTTTCGATAAAATGTTCACATACAAACCTTGTAGCATTCTCTTGTTTTGCTGTTTCGGCAGCATTGATAGAACTACCACCTTCACCTGAACCGTTACCAAATGCGATCTTTAATTTTTGAAGATTTGCTACTTTAGCTAATTTTTCTTTTACTTTTTTAATATTATCAGTTTGTTCGACTATTCTAGGTATCTTAATATCAGAAAAATCTTTAGTGGGATCTAAAACTATAGTGCTACCATATTCTTTTTGAACAAAAGAAAATACAGCTGCAGCTTGTATAGAATAAGTTTTATTCTTACCTGTAATTTCGCCTGATGTTTTAGGTCTAAAGTTAAACGCCATACTGTTATTTATATACTAACAGTACCGTTTTGTCAAGCGTTAATTAGGTAATGCTTTACACTTAAATACTAGTGAAATTCTGAACTTATCACCTTCAACTGATCTTGCAACATGGGGTATTCTTGCATCAAACAATACAACACGCCCTGCTCTTGGCCAGTATGATTTTACAATGTTCATATTCGGGTTACCATTAAGTCCGTAAGGTGTATTGATTGCCATTGCCTTCATCTCATCATTTAGATTAGGTGTCCAGAACTCAATTGAACCACCATCTTCTGGTCGCCAGTCAGGTGTTAGATATACAATAACTGTGTATTGATCGCCAGTCCAACCATCTATATGAATGCCACCTGATTGTCCTGCATGATGACCATTGAGATAGTGTCTTAATAGTTTTGCTCCAGGATTTACTTTATCCCAAATCTCTTTTACCCAATCTTGTTCAATCTCATAATCAACTTCTTCAGTATCACTACCACCTAGATGAATATGTTTATAACCAGGTGTCTTTGCCTCGTCTTTCATTTCTGGTGTAGAATACCAACCATCTTGCCAATCTAGTTTCATAACAATATCGTGATATCTTCTTATATCATCTTCAGGTATTGTATCATCTGAAGCTTTTATAATTTGATGATAGTCACCACCCTTTAAAGAATCAGCATTTATTGTATATACTTTATCAGTCTTTGTGTCTGTAATCTCAAATCTATCAGCATCATCTGGATTACCTATTGATTTGATATCAAACTTCTTTTCGGTCATTCTTTTCCTCTTCTTCTTCAAATAGTATCATAGTAATTAAACTATAGATTGCCATGTCCATTAAAGTATCTTTGATACCTTCTTCTTTAAATTTAAATTCACCCTTCTTGATGAAGTTACTTATACGAGCATACTTATCACCCATACGAACAACAGAACCTTGCCAAGCAGGTATACCTGATAATTCAGATAACCTGAAGTTGGCAAAGATGTCCTCGTTAGCACCATAATCATGTCGTTTCTTGTCGTGTAAAGTTTTAATCACATCTATGATTTCATAAAACCTTTTACTCTGTTTGTTTATGTCATCCATTATATTTTCCCTAATGTTAAATACTTAACTACTCCGCCTTGATTGGCCCATTGTTTGTATTTGTTTTGATTGTTGCAAACTTTTTGTGCCTCATCTTCAAATTCTGATTCACAAAGAATACTACCGGTAGGTTTTTCAATAACCCTCCATCTCAATTTGTTTCTTCTCTTACTTAATTTCATTTCATAAGAAAATTTACTCTTGATTTGTTTTTTCGCAACCCTCTTTTTCATACTTACTCTGCTGGTGCTTCTGTGATTTCAGCGTCTGCTGGTAAGTTATCTGTTAGATACTTTCTGTGGTGATCTAAAATCAACTTACAATTTTCAACATCAGCAACTAGAGTGTTAAGTCTATTCTGATAATTGTTTACTTGTACAATAGAGTTTCTTACTTTAGCGTCTAGTTTAGTTTCGTCATATTGTTTGTCGTTAATGTTTATAGCCATTATAGTCTCCTTATTGTTTTTGTATATTAGTAGCTGATTCTTTACCTTTTTGTTCAGCCAGTTCGTATGATACTGCTTGACCTTCGTCTATAGAATCAATACCTGCAGCCTGTAAAGCTGATACATGAAGAAAAGCATCTTTGCCTCCTTCATCAGGTGTAATGAATCCGTATCCTTTTTTAGGGTCAAACCATTTTAGTTTTCCTGTTGTCATTTTAGTCCTTTCTTTATATTTTAAAATCCGAGAATTGTCCCAGTTTTTTAAATTTGTTATCATTAATAGTTGTAGATGGTTGACCACTTTCAACTAAGTCCGTTTGTGCTGATTGCTCAACATCATAAAATCTCATCTTGGATCTATCAACACCAAGAATAAATTTTCTATTGACCGTAGGGTCATTGTATCTATTCTTTAATTGTTTCACCATGATTTGATTTTTTTCTTCTAGTTCTTCACTACTAATTAAAGCAAACATAAAGTCTGCTGTTGCAGGAAGACCAAAACTTTCTGAGGTATCTTCTAACCCTACATCGCTACTAACAAAACCACCTCTTGTAGTTTGAGTAGCAGAAAATATAGGTAAATCGTGTTCAACTGCTAACCCTCTTAATTCTTCAGCAATTGATTTAATCATTGTATAACTATTCACATTTGAACCAGACTTAAATCTAGACGAGGTACAAATATTTAAATAATCAACAAATACGATATCAGGTTTAAAAGATTTCTTTAATGCTAATTCACTAATCAAGTTTTTAAAATGACTTGTATTTGCAGTAGCAGTAGGATATTCTTTGATAATTAAAGTACCAGTAGTTTTACTTTGTAACTTATTAATCTTTGTTTCATACATTGTATATGGTAGTTCTTCTAAATCACTCATACCAACATTCAATAAGTTTGCGTCTATTCTTTCAGCAATTCTTTCTTCAGCCATCTCTAAAGTGATATACAATACATTCTTACCTTGTAATAATACAGATGAAGCAAGGTGTGTCATAAACATTGTTTTACCAACACCAGTACCTGCAAGACAAATATTTAAAGTCTTACTTGGTATACCGCCTCTGGTAATCTTGTTAAAGAAATCTAAATCTAATTCAAGTCTTTCTTCTTTCTTCTTGTAGAAATCAAATCGTTCTTTTGATTCTTGCAAATAATCATGCCCGACTTTCTGGTCAAAAGAAACACCAAGAGCATTTGTCAACAACTCTGGTAAATATTCTGGTGTATGGTCTTTATCTTTACCATCTATGATTTGTATACCAGTTAGAACTGCATTGTGAATAGAACGATCTTTACAAAACTTCTCTGTTGTTTCAACAAGCCATTCTAGATTAACTGGTTCAGGATTTAGTGTAGCAATTATATCTGTTACTTTTTTAAATTCTTCTTCATTGATACCTTTATTACTATTAATCTCAATAGATAAGGATTCTTTTGTAGGGAGATTGTTATACTTATTAACAAACTTATAAATTTCTGAAAATACTAACTTCTCTAATCTATCTGTAAAGTATTCTTCTTTAATAAAAGGTAATACTTTTCTACAATAGACTTCATTGTGTATTAAATTTCTAAGTGCTGTTCTTTCAATTCTCTCCATCAAGTTCCTTTTCTTTCATTTTTTCATCTAATAGTATAACTAATATATCACCAATATGATTAATAAATTCTTGACTGTCTGTATCAGCAGATATTTTATTTTCAATAACTGTATAATCAAACACCATAGGAAGTTTGCCATCAACAGCTTCTGATTCAGGTCTAAAACCTACATTACCATATTTGTAAACGATACCTCCATAAGGACCACTAATCAATTTAAGACCAGTAAAGTCCTCTCCAGGTTTCTCTACAAATACATAATCTTCGTTGTGTTTAGGATTCGTTGTCTGGTGTATCGGTGGTATCTTCGTTGTCAATTACTTCTCCGTATTTAAATTCTTTAGCACAAACAGCATCTAGTTTTTCTAGTATCTCTGGTGTGAAATACTTTTCAGGACTATTGTTTATTGTTTTACCAAAGGTCTTAGTGCCATCTGGTAACTCAACTCTTGTTGATACTGACTTGAATATATTGTGCTTCAAAGCTAAATCTAGTAGACCATAGTATCTATCTAAACCTTTGTCATATGTTAATCTAACATCTACTACTTTGTTTTCTTTTGTTAATCTGGATTTGTAATTTTTACAATGAATAATATTGCCAATAATTTCTGTTCCGTCTTTCTCTTTTCTCTTAGATAGATAGACGATAGAACTAGCCGCATACTTTAGACCAGACCCACCACCCATTTCTTTTTGAGGGAACATACTACCAATAACATCATAGGTGTGATTAGTTATGATAAGGGGAACTTTTGCCTTACCTAGTTTTAATGTCAATACTCTAAAGGCTGCTTTTACAATTTGTGCCCTTGTCATATCTTTAGTTTCTTTACCTGCCTGTGTATCTTCCATTTCTTTAGTAGTTGATAACATACCTAAGGAATCTAATACAAGCAATAATGGTTTTCTTTCAGATTTAGATTGTTCAATATACTTATCTAGAACTGTCAATGATTGATGTCTAAATTCTTGAACAGTAGTAACTGGCATAACAACCATACGACTACTATCTATATCTCTTTCTTCAATAATTTCTTTTGTAACTGCTGATTCTGATTCAAAAAATATAACACCACCGTCTGGGTTTTGATCTAAGAAATGCTTACACATACCTAGTACAAAGAAAGTTTTACCTGTTGCACTTTCACCTGCGATAGCAGTTATCTTATTTGAAGGTAAGCCTCTATGAATACCTCCACCAAGTAACGCATTAAATATATACGAACCTGTATCAATAAAATCTGTTACATCACCTGACGCACCATCTGATACTAGACTAGCATATTCATTACCTGTTTCTTTTATTATATCTTTTAAAAAATCACTCATCTTTAGTTTACCTCAATTAGTTTAGTTGTCATTATTATACACTATATATGTTTCTTTGTCAAGCAAGGAACTCATCTAATGTACTCTTTCTTGAACTTTTAAATAAGTCTGTTTCTGGCCCGAAGCACCATACATTTTCTATAAACATCTTATTCATAAAGTCTGCCTTTTCTTTTTCGTCTTTAAATAAAGTATCAGATTTAGGTCGTTGCATAATTCTCATACCGATCTGACCAAGAAACTTATCTTGAAACTTATCAACCAGTTCATCACCAGAACGATAACGAACACCATGTATTTTTGGATCCATAATATTTACAAACATAAACTTTGATATACTCATAGTTTTTTCTGCAACTGGTAAATAGAAATCATCACGCCATTTATCATACTCATTAAACTTATGCCAAGATTGATCTTCTTGATGTTCACCACCTTTGTTATACTGTTCAGTAGAAAAGTATGGTGGACTTGTAAAGGCACAATCTATCTGTGGTAATTCATTATATGGTAAATCTTCAGCACCACATCTGTATATGGTTACTTTTTTAGACGCATTGATTGTAAAGTAATCTCTTTCTTCTTTGATAATAGGAGTTGAGTTGCCTAATATTCTTTCATACTCATCTACCTGTTTCATATATCTTGCAAAAGTATTTGGGTTAGGATCACAACCAATATATTCTTTAGCATTTGATGTATAGAAACCTGCAAGTCTATCACCCCAACCACAACTTGTATCTAATACAGTTTTAGCATTTGTAATATCATAGATTGCTTTTGCAACTACTGGTTTAAATTGTGTTGCAAT